TGCATTACGACCCGCGACCTGTGCAGGAGCGTTTCACGGGCATCATGCCGAACGACGTGTGCATCAAGTACCCGTGGCCTGAGAACCTACATATCAAGTGCATGGTGCGCGGTGGGCTTGATGCCATCAAGTTTGGCAACAATCCCCACAACCCAGGCAGTCCGACACTCCATTGCATCGACGCTCACGGTGAGCCGACACCTCAGAAGGCTTTCTCGAAGAATATCATCCACGACACCATTTGGCTCGACCATTACTGGACGAAGACCGCCGAGGAGTGGGTGAACGTGAAGCTGTCGCGCGGCTACCACGGCGACACACACTACACGAACATGATCAAGTCGCAGAGCGACCGCAATTTCTTCGGTGTAAACGAGCGCACGCCGGAGAAGGAGATGATACTGAGTGCGCTCTTATTCTCGAACCCCAAAACGGAGAAGATTATGAATCATATCGCAAAGACACCACAGGGAAACGACCAGTACCGCCTGGAGGCCGAAACGGGCTACTTGCTGAAGAGCAAACTGAGTGGCAAGACTTACAAGAGCATCGACACGCGAGACTTGAAACGGTGGGAGGTCATCGAAGACCCTGACTACGTGAAGCCGGCACCAAAGGCAGAGACACCCGCAGTTGACGCTACGGGCACGGTGGAAAAATCCGCTGGTAAACCCAAAACGCAAAAACGCACGAATAATAAAAGCAAGAAATAAATATGGAATTATTCGGAAGTAATTTCTTCGGATTCGGACGCAAGGAGCGCGAAAGCCTGTCGCCTGCTGACCAGGCGAAAGCGGGCGTTCCCGTCACGACCGACCCGAACCATCCGACGAACAAGACGGAGGTGAAGGGCGGCTCGTTTGACGAGCGCATTGTTTATGCCCGCAGTCCGAGGGTGGCGTTGACGGTCTCGGCGGTGTATCGTGCCGTGGAACTGCGAGCCAAGACCATCGGACAGATGCAGATGCAATACCAGTACCGCTCGAAGGAAGGCGGCAACTATGTTATGGATGTGTCGAAGCCTCGCGGCGGTCAGGTGTCGTTCGGTACGCGGCTCAACTATCTGTTGCAGGTAGAGCCGAACCCCATGATGTCGGCACAGTCGATGTGGGAACAGGTGACCATCAACCGCCTGATGCTGGGCAACGGATTTATCTACATCGAGCGCGACGAGTTGGGCGACCCAAAGTATTTGTGGCTGGCAGAGTGCGGCGGTTACGACCTTGGCACGAACAAGTACATCATCACCTACATGAGTGATTACGGCATCGTGAAGAACAAGGTCGTTGACCGCAACGACGTGCTACACTTCCCGAACACCTACCGCGAACGCAACGGATTCTGGGGCATTTCCACGCTGAAGTTTGCTTTCGACACGCTGAGTCTGATCAAGACCGAGGGGCAGCTGGCTCTCGAAACCGCTGCAAAGGGTGGCCGCGTGAAGGGCTTTATCTCCGAAGAAAAAGCACCGAACTTTCAAGGTACAATGGCTGGCGGTCGATTCAATCCGGGTTCCGTAACCGAGTACGAAAAGGAGATAAACCGCAAGGTGTACGACCAGGACATCACGGCCCTTCAGAACCTCGAAAAGTTCCAGAACATATCGCTCACGGCGAGCGATATGCAGATGATGGAGTTGCTGGGCATGTCTCAGGACGACGTGGCAAGGTTCTACGCGACCCCGCGTCCGCTGCTGATGATGGACACCAACTCACACTACACCACCTACACCAACGCGACGATGGAGTACCTGAGCCGCACGATTGCGCCCGACGGTGCCGAGATGGAGGCCGAGTGCTTCCGCAAGTTCCTCGGCATCTACGACTTCGGGCAACACCGTTTCCATCTGTGCGAACAGCCGCTATTGCGAATGGATAAGGAGACGCAGGCGAAGATTGACCAGTATCATTTGCAGAATGGATGGACATTTAACGAGGTGCGAGCCGAGCACGATCTGCCTGCGGTGGAGAATGGCGACGAACCAATGGCCAGTGCCAATCTCATGACGCTGAAGGCTCTCATCGCCAAGGCCGACGCAAGCACCCAACTGGAGCCGGGCAACTACACGGTAGCGCAACCAGCCGCAAAGGAGGGCGAAGACAAATGAACGAGCCATATAGAATCAGAACGGCGGTTGCGCCGGAGCCGTTGAGCCGCGACGAGGTGAAGGAATACTTCGAGAACTTGGAGCGGCGACGCGCGGTAAACCCAGAACGCAATTCTGCCCGTATAATGACGAGATAAATTTTTAATCGAGAATAGAAAAATGAAACAGGTAAGATTTGTACCCAACGACCTTTGCGGTCTGCAAGTCCGCGAAGATGAGAACGGCCAGCAGAGCCGCGTGGTTGAAGGTCGCGCAATCGTCTTCGGACAGCGCAGCGTCAACCTTACGCCGTGGAGCTCTACCCGCGTCGTTTATGAGGTGCTGGAGCCAGGCTGTCTCACTCAGGAACTGCTTAACCGCAGCGACGTGGTGTACAACCTGAATCACAACAGCAACGTGCTCAATGTGATGGGTCGCTATCGCAACACCGACAAGGACACCCTGAAGCTGGAACTCCGTGCCGATGGTGTGTACAACCGTTGCGAACTGCCCAAGACCAATGCGGCCAACGATACGCTGGAGCTGATCAAGCGTGGCGACATCAGCGGTCAGTCGTTTGCCTTCGAGGATGACTACGAGGACACCGAGAATGGCGTATCGTATGAGCGTACCAACGAGACTATCGACGGCAAAGAGGTATGGTTGCGCCATGTAAAGCGCATCACCGGCCTTTATGACGTGTCGATTGTCACACACCCTGCCTACGAGCAGACCAGTGTCGGCACCCGCGAGACTTCTGACGCTATCGACAAGGCCATTGAAGCCCAGTTGCAGCGTGAACATCAGGAGACTGACGAAGAGAAGAAAGCCCGCGAGGACAAGGAGCGTGAGGCCAACGGTGGCGAGACCAATGCCGAGAAAGCAGAGCGTGAGGCCCGTGAAGCCAAGGAGCGTGAAGCCAACGGCGGCGAGACCAATGCCGAAAAGCAGGCACGCGAACTGGCAGAGCGTGAGCAGAAAGAGCGCGAGGCCGTGGCCGTGATGCGTATGCGTCGCAACCGCCTGACTCTCGACATGCAAGAAGATTTAGACAACTTTATTTTTTAACCCCTTAAAACGTTTTAAGTTATGACGAAAAAGGAAATCATGAAGCTGGCTGCTCGCAACCGCGAGATTCAGGCCCGCATGTCTGCCATCTACCTTCAGATGGAAAAAGAGAAGCGTTCGGAGTGCAATGAGGCCGAGACGCGCGAAATTGCTGAACTCACAGCAGAGTTAGACAACAACCGTCGCGAGATCATGCTGTCTGGTGACGAGCAGAAGATTGCCGAGATGCGCGAGCAGATCGACCGCAACAAGCAGTACCGCGAGTACTTGCAGGGCGTTCGCCAGAAGCGCGAGGACAGCACCACCACACTGGCTCCGAAGACCACCCCTGACGGTTCAAGTATCACCGAGAGTGGTGCCATCAACCTCTACATCGAGGAAATCATCGACACCAAGGAGAACGGTCTGGGCCGTCCCGTCGGTCAGTCGTTCGTCACCGGCGTTGAAGGCGACGAGCTCTATCCCTACAGCATCAACGATGTTGAGATGGAGGAGGTAGGCGAAATCGCAGCCATCAACGACCAGGCTCTCGACTTCGACAACATCAAGGTGCAGAGCCGTCGCGTGGCCCTCTCTGTCGCTGTGTCTAACAAGGCCATCGACAACGCTGCCTTCGACCTCGTGAGCTTCGTGCTCTACAAGATTCGCAAGGCTTGGGAGATTTACTTCGCTAAGAAGAACTACTCTCACGCCAACTGGCAGGGTAACAAGGGTGCATTCTCACTGGTTACTCCCGGAACCATCACTCTCGACGACACCATCGGTGCTCAGATCGACGAGAAGTTCGCTGAAATCGCTGAACTCGGCTTCGACGACGAGGGCTGCGTCATCATCTCTCCGAAGATGGAGGCCAAGTTGAAGCACACCTACGAGGGCAACGGCGTGGCTGCTCACCCCATCATCGAGGACGGCCTGCTCTGCGGTCACCCTTACGTCTCCACCAAGCACATCAACTACACGTTGAACGGCGAACAGGAGTACGTGAAGGACACCGACGAGTACATCGGCATCGGTCTCTTCCAGTACCTGCCCATCCAGCAGCACGGACTGGTTCGCCAGACCGTTGACGCAACAAGTGCTGCCGTGGCCAAGGTCAACAAGACCGTCATCGTCTTCTCCACGGAGATTTCGATTACGGAGCTCAGTCAGAAGGTCAACGGCAACACCAGCGGCAGGCCCCAGGCATTCATGCTGCTGAAGGTCGTGAACCCCAGCAACTAAACTCTCTCTCTCGCTCTCAACTTCTGGGATTTAGTTCATCCGGCTGGCTGCTCCGATGCGCTGCAAAGGTTGTCGGCCAGCCGGTTCCCCAGAGGGAGAGAAGAATTGAAAAATTGAAGAATTGAAAAATTGAAGTCACACGCGATACAATGAGCCTTGCAACAGATAGCATATTCATTTCGGCTTTGCAGTCCAACAGCGACCTGCTGGAGAAGTTGACGGAGTACATCGACGACGATGGCAACATCCAGTACGATGAAACCCCGCGACTCTACGGCACGGCCATCGGACTGCCTGACGAAGACGCTGATAACGTGCCCGTGCCTTACGTCATCGTCACCTTCGACGGACTGACCAACGACCAAGGCACCAAGGACGACCGCTATGAATCGGACTATGACACGGTGAACATCGGTGTGGAGGTGACTGCCAGGTCACTCGACGAGTTGCACGAGTTGACGCAGATGGTGCGTGACACCATCCTGAGTTATCTGCGAGCGAATGAGACGGCCATTATGGACTATCAGTTTGCAGCCCAGCAGATTCAGTACGACTCGCTGAAGCCGTGCTACTGGCATGTTCTCACGTATCAGTGTGACGTTATCAATGTTGACAACGATGAGCAAGACTAAGAACGAATCTCAGCAGCCGGCACATGTCGGCGATCTGTTATTAAACGGTATGACCGTGCTTGAAGCTCCTACAAGGGAGGCGTTGGCAGAAATGGTCAACGAAATCCCCGCCGAATGCAAGTATGCCGTCGGTGCTATTGGTCGCAAACAGGACGGAAGTGCCTATACACTCAGAGTTGACTTAATCAAAAATTAAAAGAATATGGCAACACTTAAAGGACAAAACTTTCGCATCTGTATTTACGACACAACAGCCGCTAAGTATAAGGTGATAGGCATGTCGACAGGTTGCAACGTGACGCTGACAAATAACACCGACGACGGAAGTCACAAGGATATTGTGGGTGTCGCTGCCATGCCGACGACCGTCAGCAAGTCTTGGTCTGTGTCTTGCGAATCGCTGAATGTGGCTGATGCTGCTGCTATCCTGACCGCCATCAAGTCGATGCAGCCGATGACGCTGATGTGGGACGAGACAAGCACCACTGACAACCAGACACGCGAGAAGGCTACCTTCGCCCGCAAAGGCTCTGCATTTTTATCGGATGTTGTTTTTAACTTTAACGACAGGGAGAATAGCACAAAGAGCCTACAATTTACAGGTTCTTCCGCGCTTGAAACCGTTGGTAGCAGCGAGGCCGTTGAGGTGATTCCTATCGGCTCGTACACCAAGGGCCAGTTCGTGCGTCTGTTCCTCGGTAGCGACAATGTTGCTGCACCGAGCAAGCCTATAGCCGCCGCTCGTAGCTTGTCCCTACATATTTCGCTGACGATGGAAAGTGCGACGACAAAAGATACTGCTGGGGAATGGGACGTTCAAGAGCCGACCGCTCTCAACTATGACATTTCGACGACTGCACTCATGCGTAGCGGCGAGACCATCACGTCGCAGGTAGCAGCTCAGACAGTGGCAGATGTCGAGACAATTTACGAGGCTGGTACGCCAGTGCGATGGAAAATCGCCAACGTCAGCGGCGACAACAACCGCACGGCATCGTCTACAATCGTCAGCGGATCCGTGGTGCTTCAGTCTCTTACGCTGAACGGCCCGAATCGCGCAAATGCCGACTACACCGCACAACTTCAGGGTTATGGAACCTACGAAGTTGCAGCGTAACTTCTCGAATGGCAAACTTCTATGCTGCCAATATATATGATTAATTAACGACGCGCTCAGCCTTGGCCATTCGGCTGGCTGAGCGTTTTTAAAGGAACTAACACACCCCAAAATGAAAACAAAAGAAGTAACTATTTGCGGCAAGCAGGTCATGCTGGCATATTGCTTTGCCACCGAAATTGCCTTTAAGAATTTTACTGGCGAGAACATCGAAAACTTCGAGGCTACCAATCCTGAGCATGTCATCTATCTGATTCTGTCTGCCATTGCAGCCTATTATCAGAAGAAGGATGAAGAGGCTCCCGTGAAGGATAATGACCTGATGTATGAGGCAAAGCCCACCGAACTGATTGCAAGTCTGACGGAAGTGATGAAACTGCGTGCGCAATGGTACGAGATTCCGAAAGGTGAGAAACAGGACGAGCAACCATCTGACGATGAAGAATCAAAAAACGCCTGACCGCCTACGACCTCTTTCAATTGTTCGTAGGCGAAATCGGTATAGACAGACGCGAGTTTCTGTATGAGATTCAATTTTGGGAGGCGAGACGTATCATCAAAGGCTACAACGCCAGGCATCATCACGGATGGGAGCAGGCGAGACTGATAGCCTATAACGCCCGTTTCTGCATGGGAGTGCCGAAAGGCGAAGTCGCACCAACCTTGACGCAATGGATCAAGTTCTCATGGGAGAAAGAACCAATATCGCCACTCTCTGATGAGGAACGCAAGGAATTGCAGGAAATCATGAATGCAGTCGACATGAAATAGGGGAGCCGCCGCTCCCCTTTACGTTAACTTAAAGTCTAAGACCTTTGAAAAACAACAAATAAAAACCTCACGGCTTGTTTATATTTGAGTCACCAAGTCATTGGTGTGTCTTCGATCCATTCATCATCGCTCGAAATAGTGATACTACGGCCTGATGTCAGGATGCCACCGCCATAGCTGGTGATATGATTGCGCTGAATGGGAATGTCAGTGATAGGCACGCTGCCGAGCGTGGTATCATCGGAGGTCTTCAGGGCTGCGGTGACGTTAGTAGTCCATTGTGTCGAGCCGCTGAGAGTATAGACCGACACGTTTAGATTTGTAGTGCCTATATACGACGATGGTATATTCACGGTGATTGGTGTCGATTGGCTCGTCACCGCCTCGCCTGTCTGATAATTCAATCCATAATACCATGTGGATGGTGTAATAGTGAACTTTGCAGCCGTCTCAGGCACCACGTCTGTCGCAATGATTTTCAACCGACCGACCACGCGCGAGAGGTTGACGGACTGAGAGGTGGCGGTACTCGGAGATACGGTCATCTCCAACGTCGACCAGAAAGTGTCGCGGACGGTTCCCCAGGTAATCGTCTTGGCATCGGTGTCGGTGGTGGCATCTGATCCGCGTGAGGCCACGAAATAGAGCGTGTGTGTTCCGTATTCCATCGAGAAGCTTGGTGTGCCAAAGTCGGTATCTGATGATGTCTGATGCAAGGTCGTTTTCAGAGCATCGCCCACGTAGTCAAATACCCAGACATCGGTCAGATTCAAATCGGCAAGCGTGGCGCGTGTCATTTCGCTGATGTTCACATCGCTAAACGAGAAGGTCACTGTGGCGTGCGTCTCAATCGAATCAGAAGGAATCGTGATTTCGAGATTCTCTGCCACTGGAGTCTGTTCAGGCTCGTCATTCTTCCCGCATGCGGCAAGCATTAAGGCAGCTGCCAAGGCCATCATTAACTTTTTCATAGTTGTTTTGTTTTTATAGTTTATATTTAAGGGGAGGGCAGCACCTATGTCTGCCCTTTGTCCTTTGCAGATTAATCGAGTCGCTTGATGTACACAAATCCCGTGAAGAATTTGTGGCCATCAAACTCATCTTCGTGCTCATCAATGAAGGCCGTGCATCGGTACGGAAATTCGTTTGCAGACAGAGACCTTACTAAGTCGGTCTGATATGTCGAAATGTAGCCAAGGTGATGACGGTCTTCCGCCACGATCTTGATGGCTTGCGAGTCATATTCGTTGTCAGGCTCCGGCACCAAGGCACATTCAACACGTCCGACATATTTGGCAATGCCGCTTCGGTGATTGATACCGGCAATCTTCAGGATACGGAGGTTATCAAAAATGGAAAGCCATCCGCCATCGCTTCGCTTTTCTGGAAGCGGTCCAGTATAAGAGCCGGTGTTGATGGCATCAGCTACGAATCGGTCGCCGACAATATTTGCCTGGATAAACGCCTGAATGCGTCGCGTCTCAGTTTCGAGGTCTTTCACAATGTCTTCTGAACCGTACATTTTATCAGCCAATTCCTTTTGAACGGCATTGTGGTCAGTCTGTGCGGTCTTCACAAGGGCAAAGATTACCACACCAATAACGATTAAAACAAAAATTGCTGTCATAGTTTTGATTTTTTAGAGTTAGACTTATTATTTTCTCGGACAAGTTTCTCGGCTATCATGTCGAAATCATCATAGACGGCCTGTGCCTGAACCTTGGCATAACGTTGCGTCTGGGTAATGTTCGTATGTCCCAACATCTTACTGACGTTCTCGATACTCACCCCGTGGCGGAGCATCCAAGTCGCAAAGGTATGACGTGCCAGGTGTGAGTGCAAGCGAGTCTTTATCCCCGCCATTGCGCCGAGTGTCTTCAGGTGACGATTATAGTCAGCATTCGACATTTTAGGAATCTCCCAGCCGTACTTCTCCAAGACCTTCACCGCCGGTGGCAATAGCTGGCTGACATACGGCACGCCTGTCTTGATGCGCTCGCCAACGTGTCGCCACGCCTTACCATCCCATTTGTAGTCGTTGGAATCAAACGACTGCATATCGGAGAATGGCAAGCCAGTGTACAACTGAAAAGTAAACAAATCGCGCACGACATCCAATGTGTCACCTTTTGGCAATATGATAGTCTCGAACTTCTGCATCTCTTCATCAGTCAAATATTCAATGTTTTCTTTATCACCTCTTTTGAATTTTCCATGCAGATACTCATACGGATTAGAATCAATCTTTTGGAAAGACTTCGCACGATTCAACAGTGCCTTCAGACACTTGTGATAATTATAAATGCCGGAATCTGAAAGTTTCTCAGGCTTTACACCAGCTTTCCGCCTCGCATCGCTCACGGGCTTTGTCACTTGGTGCAGCCATGCATCGAAGTTTGCGACATTCTCAACTGTGACATCCTGCCAACGATTCATTCGGCCATATTCCGTCAGTCGAGAAATCAGAGGGTTGTAATGCTTTGCCGTACCTTCCGACACACCGAGCAAAGGTATCTGCTTCTCACACCATTGTATGAATGTTGGCTCATCTTTCGACATTTCCACATCCCGCCAAACCTTATGTTTTACACTTTCAACGTCGAATGTTTTACACTGTTTTACACATTCGTTGGCATATCGGCTAACTTTTTCAAAAATAATCGCCAAACGTTCATTCAAAACATCTGCATCCTGACGGTTGACCACGCGATCAGTTGCCCATTCACTCTTATGTACGCGCACGCCAGTACTTATATACTTAGTAATCCTGTCGATGGTAACGCGCACCTCGACATAGCCATCACGGGTGCGTGATGCTGTTTTTCTTCTGTCAAATATCAACTTACTTGTTATCATATATCGTTGTTTGTTTTACACTCCGTTTGGCGCGTTGTACAACAAATGTAAAACATTGTGTATTAAAACGGCTCAAATCGGCTTATTTTGTAATTTTTCTCTCGTTTCGATTTAGGGCTAAACCCCTTGTGTTTACGGGGGATGCTGCGATTTACGGCATAACCCCACGTTTTCTTTGTGTGATCCGTTTGGGGTTATGCGACATTTAACGACTTTGCCTGTATATAGTGAGGTTAACACGATGGTATTAGATGGCCGAGTGTAAAACATGTGTAAAACACTGGCCAAAATCAAGGTAAAACTCAGTATATAATAAAGGTACGTCATACTACTTTTTCTTTGGCGGGAACATGTCGGCAACTTGCTTGACCATATTTTCGGTGATGATACGGATGTCACCACGGATGAATCCATTTGGAACATTTCCACTTTTTGTCTTTTTTCCACTGACAACACTTGGGATCTGAATGGCGATGACTGGCTCGCCAGCATCATTCACGCGAAGTTGGCCAAGCTGGTTCTGCTCACGTATCACGTTAAAGTTGGTAAGCATCAGTGACATCTGGGCCTTCATTCCTTCGATAGTGTCGATGGCGTTCTCGAGTTTTGTCGCGAGCATACCGTTATTTTTCTTCGTTTCGCGGAGTTCAGCAATCAGGGCTTTGTTTTGCTCGTGAGAAATCCTAAGTTCAGCCACCATAGCATCGTTGTCCTCTTTTGACTTCCTAAGTTCCTTCAAGAATGCTTCATTTTTGTCTTTAGAGTCACGGAGCTCAGCAATGAGATTTTCACATTGACGCTCCAGCATCTCATTGCGTATAACAAGTCGTGAGGTCTCGTCGCATAGTTGTTTTACATAATCAGGTATCTCCGGCAGTGTCGATTCTGGTTCCTTCTTGTATGAATACTTATCCAATAACTTTTGTGCTTCTTTAATCTCTTGTTCCATATTAGCACATGATTGGTCATAACGAGTGATGTATTCGCTTTTACCTCTGAAGTAATCCATATTGAGATTAAATTTGGTAGCAAGAGCACGGATGGAATCGTCGCTAACGGTCTTTACATGACCGTTTCTAACCCTTGAGATGAGATTGGGGCCAAGTCCGGCTTTTTGAGCCACATCACCACTGTCTTTTGCAAGTCCTTCATCAATCAGATAATCGACCGCGTCCAAGAAAAGTTCATTTTTCGACTTCATTTAGCACAAATAACCACGTTAAACCTTAAATAACCTTAAAATTCATCACAAATCACCATAAATAATCACGGCGTTTGAAAATAGTTTTGTATATTTGCACCCGAAAGCAAGCAAGTAGAGTAATGGGCACAAAATTAGCCGTCAGACATTTTACTGTCTTTTCGCATAAAGTGCGCACGGCACTTTGCAAAGTAGAAGGGTTGCAAATATACAAATAATTTTGGCTCGTTACTCGAAAGCAAGCAAAAGTTTAAGATAATTTAAAGGTATTTATGGTTAAGGACAAAGTAACAAAGGACGATTTGATGAAGTTCAACGTGGGCGACCAGAAGGTGTTCACGTTGCCGAGTTGGAATCTCGCCCGCAGTGCTCAGAGTTATGCCAACCAGCAGAAGAAGGCGACGTTGGGCACACCAAATCAGCGAGAGTTCAAAGCCATTGTTGGCGACCCTGATCCTGAGACGGGTAGATGTAGTGTTACGATTACAAGAATGGCATAATATGGATTGGAGACTGTTGGAGGCAAAGATCATCGCGGCGGTGTCGAAGGTGGCGAAGCAACACTACGAGGTGTATGAAGAGCGATGGGTGACGGATGAAGAGCTGTGCCAGCACGTCGGTCTGATGACTAAACGTTGGCTGCGTGAAAATGGATATCTGTTGCCAAGGACTCCAATAGCTTGGAAAGACAAGGACGGCATAGAGCACACCAGCAAGCAGTACCTCTATCCGCTTCATCGTATTTTGGCGATGGTGGAGGATGGCAGGATAAAGCGGCTTGGGTATGAAGTAGCATAGTGAGGTTAATACTATATAATTACAGTTTTAAAAATTCGACCAGCAGCTGCTGGAACTCATGAATCATTTTTGTCAATAAGGTTAATAGATTGTTATTTATCCTGCCAGCTGTGACAGTTCGCAGGTTTTTGAAACGAACCAGAAGGAAGAAGGAAATCAGGATATATATTATTTGGGAAAGTAGCTATAAGTCGGTAGTCTGACATTGGTAGAGCGACGTTGTACACGTCAGGTTAGAGGTTCGAACCCTCTCTTTCCCACTAACGATGAAAGGATTACGTTCTTTGACATATTGGTTACAAACCAAGACTGGCATCGAGGTCGGTGTATTCCAGCCGATACAACCTGGAGCGACGTTGGTTGCGATGATGGGACGGAGTTGGTGCCAGTGGCGGAGGTGACAAGCAACCCCGCCGTCGAGGAACGGACTACAGAGAATAAGATGGTGACGGCTTGATACGTCACAAGTAATAATGCGTAGATTGATATTCAATCGAATAACGGCATTCCCGTATAGCTCAGTTGGTAGAGCGCGGCCCAAGAGGGGCAGATGCAAGAAGCACGAGGTCGGTGGTTCGAGTCCACCTACGGGAGCAAAAATCTAACTTTCCATAAGCGCATTTTGATTTGGTTGGGAGTTCGGTATGTCCGATAAGGCAACCGCTACCGCACAAATTCGAAATTCAACAACAGTTATCCTTTAGATGTTCTTAGACATCGTGGACGGTGCTGAGAGCCAGGTCACGCTGGCCGCTCCATTTTTAATCAGATGCACGAACGGAAAGAAACAATTTATCAACAATCAAAATCAAATGCAATTATGAAGAATTTATCAGAATCATGTGAGCGCGATCCTAAGAAGGACAGCATCACAAAAGAGGACTGGGTAGTTTATGGCATTGTGGCCCCGATAGTGTTCATGCTGATATTAGGCGTGGGCGAAGTGATTGGCAGATTGTTCGGGTGAGCTATGTATGACGACATTGGTGACGAGCTGTTTGGTCATGACGGAAGATATAAGCCACCGCGAGCCGACTTGCTGACCGCGAAAGGATGGGGCAGTAGTCAAGGTCGTTTGGCGTACACAGGATTGAACAGACAGCAAGAGACGAACTGCTCTGAGTACGCCATCAAGACGCTTGGCTGCGTGCCTAAGAACTATGTAATAGTAAACGCACGAGATATTCGATACAATCCTGAGACGGCCTTAATGGTCGGTCACGGTAGGATGGCGATACCTGTCAAGGAGTTCGCCCGGCAGCGACGGCTGACGCTCAAAGAGCAGTGGGAACTGATGAATCCTAAGTGGGTGGGCACCTTCTTCGGCCATAAGGGTGAGGACATCTGGCGCAACCAGCGGCCAAACCTCGAACGCGCTATGATGGAGGCGATGGATGCCGACCAATTCGACGAGTTCATGCAGCAGTTCTGGAGTGCGGTCTACGGTCACGGAAAAGCGATAGAGCGACTGAGCAACCGGGCGAAAGACCTACAGAAGCGTGCGGATGCACTCTTTGACGAGTTCATGAAGCTGAAGCGTAAGATTGCGCGTGTGGAGAGCGACATCCATTATATGCGATATGAGAAGTATCACCTGCAAGGCTACAACGTCCACGAATACCTCGAAGAGTTGAAGGACAAGTTTAGCGACATCCGTGATGAGTTCTTCGAGGCCCGCGATAAGGCCGAGCGAATCAGGCAATACTTGAAACGAATCACATTTGAGCAACAAATTAACATGAGATGAAAATCACAATATCCCAGAACATTGACAATATCGGTTTCGCTATCGAGGCCAACAAAGACGAGATAGGCGGCAAACAGAAGATGAAGGAATTGGCCGACAAGTTTCATCATGAAATGAAGCGGGCCTACGAAGCGGCAGAAGTAGTGTGGAAACAGTTTCCTGAGTTCAAGCAGATCACGCTCGACACCATGACCGATGAAGAGCGCAAGATGATTGAACTGTCGGAACATAGTAATAACCAAAATTAAAGCATTATGCCAAAAGAACAAGCGGTGAGAGTGAACCTCTCCACACAAGCAAAAGACATCCTCGCCACGATGCACGAGGAAATGCCGAAGGCTTTCTACTACTTCCGCAAGAAATACGGAGGTAAGCAGAAATATCTGAAGCTCGAAGACCAGATGCTCGACAAGGCTCTGGAAGAGAAAAATGACCAATTTACTGACATCGACTTTTGGATCAGCAAGGTCGGAAACCGATGGATGACGTACACCCAGGCTGAGTATTTCCCGCGAGCCATGTATGCCAACGCTTTCCATTATGCCTTCATCTATTATGAGACAATGGCATCGTGTGGTGCATTCTTCCCACTTTACGACCCAAGGAAAACAAAGAAGGGCAAAGTGAGCGAAAAGGCGAAGATTGCTGGAGTCATTCTTTACACAGATCATTTCTTCTATCAGATGTCGGAGCGCACGAAGATTGAGTATCGCTCAAAGGAACTCATCAAGGAGTTTGTGTCACAGCGACTCGAAAACGCAATGACCGTAGATGATGAAACGGGCGAGGTGATTGTGAAGTTCAAAGGCGGTCACGGCTTTGGCAAGCGATATACCAAGAATCCGCAATACATAGCCATCCGCACCTTCCTGCGTGATGAGGAATTGAACGCCAAACAGCGCAAAGCGTGTGAGCCAGTCGATACTATGTACGAGTTGGTAAAAGATGGCCTCTACATGAACGATGTGGCCCTGAGCACAGCCATACTTCAGGATTATGAATCGGAAGAAATAAAGAAGGAAAGCCTAAAGCGGTTGGAGGCTATGAAGAAACTCGGCATGGAAAAGCCGATGCTGCTGACAATGAGCCTTGCGGCTGCGTATATCAGAGTGCTCGAAGACATCAATCATATCAAAACAAACAACCAGCAGCAAGCACTCATCACGCACTACGTTACAGAATGCTCGACTGACTTCATCAAGAAATGGGCAGAGACAGATGCCATCGGACGCGACGACGAGTTTAAGCAGGACATGATTGAGGTGTTCTGCAAGGTTGCTAAAAAAATGAAGTTGAAGCATGTCTGCCGTGAGACTATCACAGAATGTATTGATAAAATTATAGCTGAAAATAAAAATAAGTAATTATGGTAATTCAAGCAAATGTGTGTGCCGTTGGAAAGATTCAGACGGGCACAAGCCAGCAGTCTGGCAATCAATGGAGAAAACAGGAGTTCGTGGTTGAGTGGTTCGTGAATCCCAACGACACGCAATCGCAGAAAATCGTGCTATCGCTGATGAACGACCGCATCGAGCAATACAATCTCCAGGTGGGCGACAAGGTAGAGGTGCGTTTCGACCTTCGGTATCGTGAATATCAGGACCGCTTCTATCAGGATGTCTATATGCCGTATGACGGACTGAAGAAGATCAGCAAGGTGACGAAAGATACGGCCACATTACAGCCCGCACAACCAGCGAACGTTCAACAGCCGACTAATTCATCACAGCCACAAAACAACGCGCCCACAGGCGGCGAAAATCAGGGAGGACAGAGCGATGACTTACCATTCTGACAAACCAGACTATTTCCCACCGACGAAGCCGACGGGATGGAATCAGCGAAATATGCAAATGCCGAATAAGCGTTGGCAGATTCAGAGAAACCAGAAGAGAGGGTAAAACCATAAAAAGGAACTACTATGGCAAAGAAATATGAACAGCGGGATACGGATCACAAAGTGAGGCTCATGACCACGCCAAACGGCTACAGTCTGGATGTGGACGGCAACGGGTATATGTACTTCACTCTCGCCGAGTTGGTCGAAGGTTTTTACGTTCACGTCGGTCTCGGCATCGTGGACTACTGCGATGAGCAAACAATGCGTGATCTGATGACCGCTTGCGCCACTTGGCCGAAAGAGGGTGATGCCATACGCGAGATTGGTGAGAAGCAGAAGACCATCGACTCACTCGACCAGGCGCACAAACGTGCTCTGCGTGTCATTGCCCAGATTAAGGCGAGCAACACGAAGTTGGCAGACGATCTCACCAAAACCAAGAAACGGCTCGACTTCTACATTGAGGAGAATGACAAGATGAAAAAGCGCATTTTCCGTTTGGAGAATCCAGATGCACCTGAAGACGAAAAGCCAAAAGTGAACTGGAAGAAAGGTCGCATCCACAAAGATGAAATCGTAGTGGAAATGCCGAAGAAGATAATCAAGGTGAAGCCTGGGCCACCTATCGACAAACCTGCAAAGGTTGAAAGACGCGGACGACCACCGAAGACCAAAGAGCATGAGGAACTGGAAAAGAAACTCAAAGCGAAAGGAGTAATCAAATGACGCGAGTGATGACCGAAGCGCAAAAAGAACGTCGGCGACAGGTGCAACACGCACGATACGTCCGCAATAAGCCGAAGATATTGGAACAGCAGCGCATCTATCGTGAGACGCATAAGCCAGAAATAAAAGCCAAGCGTCAACAGCGGGAATTTGAGAAACGTTATCTCCAAAAGCCTAAGACGAAGCGAGACAAAAAGGAATACGACCACGCATACTATTTAGCACACCGCGAGGAGATATGCGCAAAAGCAAGATTGAGAAGTTATGAGCGAAGAAAGCAACAACATACCATTGGCACCACTCCCTGAATTGCCGAGTGAGGAAGACGCGAGGCGCGAACAGATGAAGGAAATCGAGCCGTATCTATTGGACGCACGGGAGAACTATCCAGAGCCTTACTACCTGCTCGAATACAACGGCGTGCCATTCTCTACCATCGGCGGTATTCAGGCTATCAGCGG